CAGCGTATATTCCGCCGACGCAGGAGCAGCTTGACGCTATGGCGGCTGAAGCTGTTCGTGCAGAACGTGATCGGCTTCTTGCTGCATCGGATTGGACGCAGTTGCCGGATGTTCCTGAAGCAACTCGCGAGGTCTGGGCGGTTTATCGTCAAGCCTTGCGTGACCTTCCCCAGCAGCCTGGTTTCCCTCAGAATGTCGTGTGGCCTTCCAAACCGGAATAAAAAATGCCCCTTGTCCCCCTCGACATCCCCGCAGGTTTTTACCGCAACGGCACTGATCTTGAGGGATCGGGCCGTTGGCGGGATGGCAGCTTGGTGCGCTGGCGAGAGGGTTCGCTGCGCCCAGTTGGCGGGTGGCGTGACCGCATCGCAGATATGTTCACGGCTGCGCCGCGCGGCATGCACGCTTGGGAAAGCAACAGCGGCGACCGCTGGTTGGCTGGTGGAACCTACAACAAGCTGATCGTTGCCACATCTGGCGGCCTGACATACGACATTACTCCTGCAGGTTTTACGGCCGGCGATCTCGATGCTACCGTCAACACGGGTTATTCCGGCGGCTTCTATAGCACGGGCTTCTATGGCCAAATCCGCCCCGACACTGGAAACTTTGGCGAGGTCACAACTTGGTCACTGGATAACTGGGGGCAATATCTCGTCGCCTGCTCCAACTCTGACGGCAAGTTGTATGAGTGGCAGTTAAACACTGCCAGCGATGCCGTGCAGATTAGTAATGCCCCGATCAATAATCTTGGCCTGCTTGTCACCGAAGAGCGGTTTTTGTTTGCGCTTGGCGCCGGTGGCGATCCTCGCAAGGTGCAATGGTCGGACCAGGAGAACAACACGCTCTGGACGCCTGCGGCCACCAATCAGGCCGGAAGCCAAATCCTGCAGACCAACGGCAGCATCATGGCTGCGGTTCGCACAGCCGGGCAAGCCCTTGTGCTGACTGACATCGACGCACATCGAGCTGTCTACGTCGGGCCTCCGTTTGTGTATCAATTTGAGCGCGTGGGCACTGCCTGCGGCTTGGTTGCGCGCAAGGCGGCTGCGGTTACTGACGCTGGCGTCTTCTGGATGGGCCAGCGCGGGTTCTTCCTGTTCGACGGATCTGCGGTTCGTGAATTGCCGTGCGAGGTGTTTGATCACGTTTTCCTCGACATCAACACCGCGCAGATCAGCAAGACGTGGGCGATCAGCAACGGCCAGAACGGCGAGGTGTGGTGGTTCTACTGCTCGGAGAACAGCACCGAGATCGACCGCTATGTCGCCTACGACTACAAGGAAGGGCACTGGCTGATCGGCAACCTGAGCCGCACGGCTGGTGTGGATCGCGGCGTCTTCCGCACGCCCGTGTGGGCTGACGCTGCGGGTGACGTGTACGACCACGAGACCGGGTTCAACTATAACGGCGCAGAGGTGTTTGCTGAGAGCGGCCCGGCCAACTTTGGCACTGGCGAATTTACTTTCAACGCCCTCAAGCTAATCCCAGATGAGCGCACCCAGGGCGACGTGACGCTGACATTCAAGACGCGCTTGTACCCCAATGGGGCAGAGACGTCGCATGGCCCATACACGATGACCAATCCGACCAGCATCCGCTTTAATGGCCGGCAGGCTCGTATGCGGGTTACTGCGAACACGCTGACGCCTTGGCGGTTTGGCATTCCGAGAATTGAAATCACGCAAGCGGGCAAGAGATGAGCGCGCCGTCCCTTCCGCCTGTTGGCCCTGATCTTCGCGTCTGGGCGCAGCAATTGACGCGGGCCTTGCTGCGCGGCTTGGTGCGGCTCAACTTTCTAAGCTCAAGCGACATCCCATCCGAGAATGGCATCATCCTGTGGGATGACGTGAATGGCTACCCGGTGGTGTCGAAGAATGGCGAATTTCGGCAAATCGTGCTGGAGGATGGCAACTATTCCGGCAACATCACGACCAATGTCACGGCGGCTGCGGTCAATACCGCCTATGCCTTGACGTACACACCCATCGTGCAAGAGGGGATTACTAACGGCACGCCAGCCTCGCGGATTGTATTTGAGGAGGCCGGCGAGTATATGGTGTCTTTCTCGGCCCAGATCGCGTCAACGTCATCCTCTACAGTAAATTTTTGGTTTTGGCCCCGCGTCAACGGCGCCAACATCACGGGCAGCACGATGAAGAACGCGCTGCATCAAAACAATTCCATTTTGGTGGTCAGCCGCTCTGCTATTTTCACCTTTGCCGCTGGCGACTACCTGGAGGCAATGTGGGCGATTGACAGCGCCAGCGGCTTCCTTGATGCGTCTGCGGCCACGGCATTTGCGCCATCTGCGCCAGCCTCAACAATTTCAATCACGAGGCTGCACGGGTGACGCAGTATAGCACCATATACGTCCCGCCAAATCAGTTGGATGATGTCTGGCCCATAGCCGCGCCGTTGATTGACTTGGCGCGGCGTCGCTTTTCAAGCAAGATGGACCTTGAGCACCTACACGATGACATCAGGTCTGGTGCCCAGCAACTTTGGCTTGTCTCGCGACAAGATAGTATCAAGGCGGCGATGACGACGATGGTTGAGGCGCACCCCAAGTGCAAAGTCTTTCGCATCATGCTGATCGGCGGCCGAGACATGCACCTGTGGCTTCAGGGCGCGCTTCATGTTATTAAGGCTGCAGCGCAACGTCTTGGCTGCAAGTCAATTGAGGCGGATGGTCGCCTTGGATGGGTTAAACACGCGCCGAAATGCGGCTTCAAAGAGATCGCGCGCACATATGAGTTGGAGATATAGGAATGGGCAAATCGCGCCAGACCACAACGGAAAGCATGCCAGCGTTTCAGCAGGAATACTTGCAGAATACTCTGTTGCCTTTTGCCACGAACATCTCCCAACAGGGTTTCACGCCTTATGGCGGCGAAATGACGGCGGGGGTATCGGAAACCACTCGCATGGCGATGCCGCAGTTTGAGCGCGTGGCAGACATCGCGGGTATGACGCCTGCCGACTATGCGGCCATGACCAGCGCGAACATGTCTCCATATCAGGCTCAGGTCATCGACGCCGCCTTGGCTCGCGGCCAACGCGAGCGCGACATCGCCCGCACTGGCGAGATGGCCGACATCACGCGGGCCGGCGCATTCGGCAATGAGCGGCGCGGCGTCTTTGAGGCAGAGCGCCAGGCCGCCTTCGACATCGGCCAGCAAGAAATGATCGCCAACTTGCTGCAGCAAGGATATAGCCAAGCGCAGGCCGCGACGATGGCGCAGCTTGCACAGGCTCAGGGCGCGGCCGGTCAGGCTGCCGCCGGCTTCACGCAATTGGGCGGCTTGGAGCAGGCGACCGAGCAGGCTCGGCTGGATGCGGCAATGGCGGAATTTATGCGCGAGCAGGGGCTGCCATATCAGCAGCTTGGTGCGCTGGTTTCTGCGGCTGGTGGTGTTCCGGCTGGATATGGCACAACATCGCAAGCTTATCGTCCCGGCGTCCTTGACTATCTGACGGCTGGGGCAACCGCATATAGCAGGATGCCGTAACAATGGTTGACTACAGGCAAGCAGCAAGGGACGCCGCGCGCCGGGCTGGTGTGCCGGAAGACCTGTTTCTGCGCCTTGTGCAGCAAGAGAGCGCGTTCAATCCAGAGGCGGTCAGCTCTGCCGGCGCCTATGGCCTGACGCAATTGATGCCCGGAACGGCGGCCGAACTTGGCGTCGATCCGCGCGATCCGCTGCAGAACCTTGAGGGCGGCGCTCAATACTTGCGACAGCAGCTTGACGCCTTCGGCGACCCGGCGCTTGCCCTGGCAGCCTATAACGCAGGCCCCGGCCGAGTGCGTCAGTATGGCGGCGTGCCGCCGTTTCCAGAGACGCAAAACTACATCAACAATATACTTGGCGACAATGCGATGCCATTAGTCGCCACCATGTCAACACGAGGTGCAGATATGGATGGGATGCAGCAACCGCGCGGCCTGCTTGAATTCATGGGCATTCAACGGCGCGATCCTTCGGCAGAGGGCGAGACGGCGCTGCCATTCTACCAGCGCCCGCGCTTTGCAGATTTCATGGGCGCCTTGGCCGTCGGGCTGAATGAGCTGCGGCAGGAGCCGAGCACGACCATCCCGCAAATTGTGGCGGCCGGTCAGGAGCAACGCCGGGAAACACGCACGGCAAACCAAGCCGTTGCGATGCTGCGCCAGCGCGGGCGTGATGATCTGGCGTCGGCCGTAGAGAGTGGCGCGTTGACTGCGCGTGAGGCTGTTGGCCTTGCGTACCAGCAGCCCGATCAAACATCTGCGATGCAGAACTATAACTATCTAATCAGCCAAGGTGTAGCACCAGCAGAGGCGCGCACAATGGCATTTGGATCGGGCGGCACGACTGTTAATTTGGGCGAGCAAGAAAGCGCCTTTGAGACTGAAACAGGAAAACTGTTGGCCCAAGAGGCCGGGGAGATTGTGACGCAAGGCGCGAAGGCGGCCAGAGGATTGGCTCAAATCGACACGCTTGAATATGCTTTGCAGGAAGCGCCGCAAGGCTTTGTGGGCAACCTTGCGTCAATGGCTAACGCGATTGGCATTCCAATCACTGAAGGGATGCCTCAGCTGCAAGTCGCTGAAGCAATCATCAGCCAACTTGTTCCGCAACAGCGCCCACCGGGCACGGGCCCGATGTCGGATGCAGACCTTGAGCTGTTTAAACGCTCGCTGCCGCGACTGGTCAATTCGCCAGAAGGCAACCGCATGATCATTCAAACAATGCGAGAGATTGCAAATTACGACATCCAGCGTGGTCAAATTGCGCGCCAAGTGCAGCTTGGGCAGATTACGCCGATGCAGGCGGACGAGGCATACCGCGCACTGCCGAACCCGGTTGCCCCGTTTGTTCAAGCAAGCCGGCAAAGTCAGCAGCCCGCGCTATCTGCGGCCGATGTTGCTGCGGCGCTTAATGATTTTTTGAACCCGTAGGAACGCACAATGGATCGTCAAACCGCGCTTCGCATCCAAGAGCTGGTTCGCATGCTTGAGGCTTTTGGCGAGGATAACCTTGGCCCTAATGAGCTTAACACACTGCGAAACGCCCGCGCTCGGCTCGCTGAGGCCGAGCAAACAACCAGCGAATATACGTCTCGCTACCGTGGCGCGCTGCAAGGCGTCACGCTTCGGGGGGCAGATGAGCTTGCTGGAATGGCTGCTGGCCTCATCCCCGGAGGCCTGACGCAAGAGCAAATGCTTGAGCAGGAGCGTCGCCGCAATCTTGAGGCGCAACTTGCAGACCCAGAAGGCTATCGCACAGGCGAAATGGCTGGCATGGGCTTGGCTGGCACCGCAACCATGGCCGTTCCGTCCGTTGCCGCGCGCTCGCTTCCGGCTTTGACGCGAATGGCCCTCGGAAGCGCTGAGGGTGTTGCCTTGGCCACGGCCCCCGAATTCTTGGGCGGTGAAGGTGGCTTCGTGCCGCGCGTGCAGCAAGTTGAGCCGATGACTGCTGCCGCTGGCGGCTTGCTCGGCATGGCCGCACCAGTCTTAGGGGATGTAGCTGGCGGTCTCGTGCGCGGCGCCCAGAACCTTAATCGCGGTGCTGAAGGCTTCGGTGCTCGCGCCGTGCAGACTGCCGCGCGCGGTGTTGGCCGCACGGCAGCAACCGGCGAAGACATTCCCGAATACCTTCGCGGCCTTGGCGACGAGGCAATGCTGGCCGACGTGCCTGGCGGCCCGCGCAGTCAGGCAATGGGCCTAGCGGCTATGCAGGGCGAGGGCGGCACGATTATTGGTCGCGCATTGGCTGAGCGCGCGGCCAGCTCAGAAGCCCGCATCAGTGACGTGTTCAATCGCTTGGTGGCTGAACCGAATGCTGCATTCCAGAAGCGCGTGGCGCTTGCCACGGAGCGCAGCGGGACGCTTGGGCCGGCATACGATGCGGCGCTCCAGTTCAACAAGCCTCTGAATGTTTCGGGCGCCGTGGCGGAAATTGACAACATGTTGGCAAATGCCACTGGCCAAACCGCAACAGCGCTTCGCACCCTGCGCGAGCAACTTGCGACAGAGGGCGGGGAAATTGCAGCGGCTCGGCTGCACAATATCCGCGCAGAATTGAGCGACACCATCTCAGAGGCAACCCGCTCTGGCCGTGGCGGCATGGTTTCCGCGCTGACGCCAGCCTTGCGCGCCGTTGATGAGCAGCTTGATCAAGTTCCTAATTACGCATCAACGCGCGGCAGCTACGCAGACAATCGGGCGATGGAGCGCGCTATTGAAGATGGGCGCCGCGCCTTCGTCGGCGGGGCAACCAGCGCCGAAACACCAGACCAACTTGCCGCCCGCTGGGCACGGATGACTGATGCGGAAAAGGAGGCTTTCCGCCTTGGCGCCCGTGAGTATGTGGCCGCATTGATGGGCACTGCTCGAAATGCTCCGGCCACGGCGTGGGGCACGATGACGACCGGCTTCAACGACGAAAAGATGAAGATCATTTTCGGCGCGACCCAGGCCGATGAGATCGGACGCCTGCTTCGTGGCGAGCGCGCGTTTTCTGAAACTCGCGGCCAAGTCACGCAAGGCTCCATGACCGCCATGCGCGAGGCTGCCCGCGAAGACATCGCAGATCTGCGCGAGCCTGACACTGGCCGCCGGGCTGGCCCGATTGGACGTCTGCGCGAGACGATCAATGAGGCAGGCAACGCGGCCATCGACAGCATCCTCTACGGACCTAGCCGCTCTCGTGCCAATCAAGAACTTGGGCAGATTTTGGCGATGCGTGGGCCGGAGCGTGACCGCATGCTCAATGTACTTTTGCTTGAAGCGCAGCGCCAGCAG